CAAGAAGCAATGCAGGCCCGGAAGAGCTGGGTAACCAAGCTGAACGACAAGTTGGTGATCTATGTGCAAGCTACCGATGACTGGGTGCCGAAGGGCCGCAAGGCACGCCGTGTGCCTTTGCCAGAGGACGTGTATGCCGACCTTCTCACCATGTCTGATGACTCGGAATATATTGTCCCGGCAGACACCCCGCACCAGCGCAGGAAAGGCGTGAGCAGGCGTCTCAGCCAGTGGTTTGATTCGTTTGGCTGGCCTTACAAGAAGAAAGTGCATGAGCTGCGCCGATGGTTTGGCGCACAGGTTGCAACTCAGACCAAGAGCTTATTCGCAGCCCAGAGGTATCTTGGACATGCATCTGTTAAGACCACCAATGACTACTACGCCGACCTTGTGGACATGCCAGAAGTGCAGATCAACATGGGTGGGAAGACTGAGGCTGCGGCTGGTAGTCTTCAGCAAACTGAAAATGTGTATACCAAGGTTGCTAATAAATAGGAATAACCTACTAATAAGTAGCCATTGAATTCAATAATGTGAAATGTTAAATACCTCAAATGCCTGAAATTTGTTTCCCAATAAATGCGCCGGCAGCACGCAAGTTTAATAGCTGCGACCTACAAACCCAAAAGGAGATAACCATGATTGTTGAAGAAATTATATTGACCATGCCTGTTGAGACGGGCAACGGTGCCGAACCCGAATGCCACTACAACGCGCAAAACACAAAAAACTCCTCGCCTGCTGGATCGATGAAAAGCTCCACAGAGCAGCGTTCAAAGCTGCGCGTAATGCCGGTATTAGCACTGCTGACTATATTTCTAGCCTCATCGCTGCCGACACAGGCGCAAAGCCTAGTGGGCGAAAAACTGCTCGAAGCGGTGTTGCAGGTGGAAAGCTCGGGGCGACACATGGCTCGTGGAGACTTAAACAAGGCGACAAGTGAGTATCGCGCATTAGGCGGCTACCAATTCTGGCGACCGACGTGGAACCACGTCTCTCAAATCCGGCAGAAAGCCGGACTTCAAACCATCAAATACGAACAAGGAGCGACCCACCCAGCGTGGTCACGCGAGTACGCCAGAAGCTATTTGACGTGGATCGAACGCTATTTGCGTGATCGAGGTGTTAACACCCCAAGCCGTTCACAGATCTATGCCGGCTACAACTGGGGCGTCGGTTCGTTTCGCAAAGTCGGCTTTGACGTGAGCAAAGCACCGGCCACCACCCAACGCGCCTGCCGAAAGATCGAAGCACTATGCCGTTAAGTGAATCAATAGCCGAAGTACATAAGGAGCTGGATCAAATCCGGTTAGTCAGCAAGGCCAACGTGGCCCGGACACTCGACTGCTCTGTGCAGCATGTCTCGCACTTAATTGATAAGGGCGAGCTACAGGCCGTCCACATTGGGCCGAAGGGTATCCGGGTCACACTCAAATCATTACAGCGTTTTGTTTCAGCATGAGTATCAACAGCCGAGCTAAAGGTGCGAGAGGTGAACGGGCATGGTGCCAGTTCCTCGCGTCGCAAGGCTACGATGCCAAGCGCGGCTGCCAGAACGCAGGCCGCGACCAGTTCGGGCAAGACTTCCCAGACGTGGTATGCCCGGATCTGAATTACATACACTGGGAAGTCAAGTGCGTGGAACGCCTTAACGTAGGCGATGCAGTTTCGCAAGCAGAGCGTGACTGCGAAGGCACCGGCAAGGTGCCGATAGTGGCGCACAAGAAGAGTTATGCGCCGTGGCTGGTCACCATGCCAGCCGAAGAGTTTGCCAAGTTTCTGCGAGGTGATCTGCCTCCAGCAGAATAAAAACAAGGAGAGTTAGTTGGTAGGACAGCATATGTCTTACCCTAGGTGTAAAATACCTGCACTATGAATACAACAGGAGACTACTACGAGGTGGATGTCACAATGAGAGTGCGTCCAGAATCTAACCGAAGCCAGATCGATGGCACCACACTCGGTTTCATGGGCCGGCCAACCGAGGCCGACATTCAAGCCAAGTTCGACGAACGCTACCCAGACTTTGAGCTAACAGGCATACGCCGGATCTGGAATGCGTCCGGCAAGGCTTATGCCTTAAACCAGTTTTACGCAAAAGGCTCACATCCCTACCGGAAGAACAACTACGACAAGATGTGGAACGTGTCCGGTTATTACAACGATAACGACGGCAACGACATCAGGGATAGAGACTAAACAATTTCACACTATACGACGTGTGAATCCGACAAAAACCGAAAACCGAATAATATGATACTAACAGCAAACAGTGAAGGCGGCTGGGAGAATCCCAAGCCGGGAATGCATCAGGCCGTGTGCGTTGATGAGATTGAGAAGAAAGATCAGGAGACAAACTTTGGTAAGAAAGATCAGGTCTGGCTGGTGTTCCTACTTGACCAGAAGAAGAGCGATGGATCGCCAATGGTGATGACGCGCAAGTACGCCGCGACCCTTCACGAGAAGGGTGCCTTACGCAAGGACTTGAAGAGCTGGCGCGGTGCAGACCTGACAGCCGATGAGATGGCATCATTCGATACCGCTCGACTGGTTGGCGCACAGGCTCAACTCAACATCGAGGAGTTCCAGAAGTCTGACGGCACGCCCGGTACGTCCATTGGGGCAATCCTACCACCGGCTGACGGCCAGAACGTAGACGGCTCTGGGTACGAGAAGAAAAACGAAGACCCCGATTGGTAAGCCATGACTCTTTTCGTAAAGCCAGACGGCGGCGGTCATTGGTATACATCCGATGGTCAGCCGAGGTATGAGGCCACCTTGCGAGATGCTCGTAAGGAAAATCTACTCCCAAGCCCGACTAGCATTCTTTCGATTGTTCATAGTGACGGGTTGGAGCGTTGGAAGCTGAACCAAGCAATCAGTGCCGCCGTGGAATTGCAGCGCGGCGAAGCTGAAAGCGAGGAAAGCTACGGTCGCCGTCTGGTTGAGCGAAGTGAGGCATTGCGAAATGAAGCAGCACGTCTCGGCACTGAGGTGCATGACGGCATCGAGCGAATGATTGGTGGGCGGCTCTGGAATGAGCGTTGTCCTATACAGCAGAAGTTTAGCCTCTGGGCAGCCGACAACATCAAGGCGCAGGAATGGACTGAACGAGTGCTGGTCAATCACAAGCTCGGTGTCGCCGGCAAGGCCGATGCCATGATCTACTTCAAAGGCAAGGCCGCCGAGGTATGTGGTGACGGCCCGGTGCTGGTCGATTGGAAGACGCAGAAGATGAAGAAGAGCCGTGCCAAGGTGCCGGTATATAAACCGACCTATTATAATAAATGGGTCATGCAGCTCGCCTTCTATCAGAGCTGCGAAATGGTTCCGCCACCCGTTGTCAGCGTTGCGATCAACACGACCGAGGCAGAGGAACCGTACCTCAAGCTGTGGACGCCTGAAGAGGTGGCCGAAGCGTTCGAGGCATTCAAGGCCGCACTCAAGCTGTGGCAGTACGAGAAAAACTACAAACCAAACAAGGAGATATAAAATGGATAGAGTTAATGTAGAAGGAATAGTCCGTGGCGTTGCGAAGGTTTATCACCTACGCCCGGAAGCTATTATGGGACGCAGCCGAATCAACAGCCGGGAATATCCGATCGTCGAAGCGCGTTGGGTCGCAATGATGATTACATGGAAAGCGTTTGGCTGTCATTACTCGGAGACAGCAAGAGCGTTTGGCCGTGATCACGGCACCATTATGCACGCCAAGAAGAAGCTAGAAGAACAGTTGTCATACGACAAGCGGCTGGCTGTCAGGTGGTCGCAGTTGAAGCATCTCGCTTACGAGAATGACCATGACTACCAGATATGAAAAACGGCAAGGGCAGTAGCCCACGCAATAACCATTCACCAGAGTATCGCAAGAACTACGAACTAATTTTTAAAAAGAAGAAAAATGAACGCACCAACACCATCCGACCTAGACCATCTCGAACACATCCAAAGCGAGTTCGAGGAGCTGGTTGATATGAAGTATCGCCTTGGCATCCGTGAACATGGCGGTCACCTGTGGGAGAAGCCTTTGGACACTGAGGCACTCATGGAGGCAGTCGATCAGGTTGCTTACCTAATCACCTTACGCGATCAGATCACACAAGCCTGCGAGATTGCTCACGATGGATATGAGGGGGCGGAAGATGCTCGTTATGCCTGCTACCTGATCATGCTAACACTGGGCCGCAAGGTCGATAAAATCGAAGCCACAACAAAGTGAGCTACAAAAACTTCGAGCTATGGGCTGACCTGCTGTTCGTTTTCGCGTTCTGCTACCTGATTTATATGCTGCTCCGATGAACCAGCCGACTGTAACCCTGAGTGCGAGCGAGTGCGCCGTGGCGCAGATGCTGGCATCGATGCGTTACATGGTCGCACGGGCCGCCGGTCAGGTGAACCTGAAGCAAGGCAGTCAGTCACCCCACATCACCGACCTTGAAGGTATGGCCGCAGAGCTGGCTTTCGCCAAGCACTTCAACGTATGCCCCGACATGGCGATCCGCCCGGTTAGCGGTGGGCATGATGCCGTGCTGAAAGGCAAGACGGTTGATGTGAAGGTGACGAAGTACCCTGAAGGGCAGCTACTTGCTCACACGAAGAAGAAGCCATCTGACAGCGACGTGTACGTCCTGCTGGTGGGTGAGATGCCGACATATCGTATCGCCGGGTACGCCAAGGCCGATGAACTGATCAACCCGGCACAACTAACAGACTTGGGCTACGGGCCGGTTTACGCCCTGCCCCAAGACAAACTGAGGAGGTTTAAATGAGTCTGAAAGCATCAGCATGGGCGTGGGAGCAGTCTATCCCCGGAACCCAGAAACTCGTGCTACTAGCACTGGCCGATTACGCAGGCCGAGACAACGCATCAGCATGGCCTAGCGTCACAACGCTGGCCGAGAGATGCAGCATAGCCGAACGGACTGTGGGCCGCTCTTTGACGGCATTACAGGAGTCCGGTTTGATCGAAATTGAGGCCCGACCGAACAAGACAAACGTCTACAAACTGGCCGGCTTGGGGTGTCAGAGTGACGGTACCATACCGTCAGAGAGTCGGTACCGTACCGACAATGTGACACCCCGTCAGAATGACACCCCCCGTCACAGTGACGGTACCGTACCGTCACAGTGTCCTGCCGGTACCGTCACAGTGACACCCGAACCGGTACTTAACCGTAAGGAACCGGTAAATAATATATGTGATGATCAAGTAGAGGCTCTATACGACGCCTACCCCCGGAAGGCGGCAAGGCCGAATGCACTGAAGGCCATCAAGTCCGCCCTCAAGCGGGAGGCGGCCAAGAAGGAACACGGCTTGTCTTACAAAGCCCTTTTAGAAAAAACGAAACTCTGGGCCACGGCCTGTCAGCAGAAGATTGCCGCCGACCCGGAATCAGCCAAGTACATCAAGCACCCGGCCACTTGGTTCAATCAGCAGTGCTACCATGAGGACACAGCCGAGTGGGGCATCGAACCGAAACGCCGGAGCCAGCAAGACCGGGAAACCGAAGCCTACCTCAAACGAATCGAACGCGAAACCGCTGCTGACCTTGCAGCCATCCAAGACCTATGAACACCGAACATAAATGCCCCCACTGCAAGTGCGCCGTCCACGTCGCCGAACCTACCGACTACCCAGCCATGAAACTGGCCCAATTTAGGAGCATGGTTCATTGCGATGAATGTTTCCGCCTCAAGGAAGCACAGCTAAAATGCAACGAGCGTATCAACACGATAAACGACCAGCTACGCTTTGCAACCGACTCACAGCAGATCGACAAGCTGTCCGGCAGCCTGAAGGCGCAGTACAGCAGCCGCAAGCTAATCGCGGAAAAGCTCGAACGTAAGCTGCGAACAAATCGTCCAACTTCAGAACAAAACGCCGTTGCCAAGTCAGCGAATGGTTCGTTACCTTGGTGACGGTGTTAACACCTAGCCGTTAATGGCGCGAGGATGCGTTCTGAGCGGCTTTTACAAGGAGGATGGGAAAACATGAGTGCCGAGAGACAGAAGCCCGTGAAACACACGTTCATAAGCGTGGCAACCTGCGAGGCGTGTGACTGCAAAATCGTGTTCCACGAGAATGTCGGTGTAACCGCTCCAGCCGGTAAGGCAAGAGACACCGCCATCAACGCATTTCGCCGGACAATCAGTTTCATGCTCCAAGACGAACACCCGCTCTGCGAAGAGTGCGAACTGGAGCTGGCCGCCATGTTCGCTGCCGGCTTATTCGACGAGGAGGAAGATGAGTAATGACGCCAGAACAACGGGCGGAGTGGCAGGCGGTCGCAAAGCTCATGCTGAAGGACAGCCCAAGGCGGTACACATCGTCAGAAGTGGAGACAGTGATGATCGGGTGCAAGCAGATACCGGAGCTGAAGCAACCGCTGGAGGAGTTCTTGCAGGCAGTGAAGAAGAAACGCCGCTAGGCCCGGCACCAGAGCTGGCTACCGTCGATCAGGAGACGCGCACAGCCGTCAACATCATCCAGCCAGAGCGGGGCATCGGTTCAGGCATCCCATACGATACTTACCGGGCCATCGTCATGCTGCTACGCGAAGGCGTGCCAATGGTGACTATCGGTGACCGCTTCGGCTACAGCCGGACAACCATAAGCGAGATAAAAGCACGCCACATGGATCTGATACCGTCCCACCGCGACCTGATGACCCAGAAGGCAGAAAACCTGCGTGAACTGCTATCTGACGCAATGGTGGATGCCGTACAGAGCGGTCGGATGAGTCCGAACCAGTACGCGTTTACGTATGGGATTGTTTCGGACAAGTATATGACTGAAACCGGGCAAAATCAGCAGAAACACGAACATATCCACGTTTCCCTCGATAAAAACGACCTCGGCAGCCTGCTTTCCGGGCTATCAGGGGGCAAACCAGACGAGAAATCTGTGTCCGGCACGCATTCTAGCCCACAAAAACAGGAAGATCCTGAAAACAGTGCAAAATCGTGATCAAACGCACCCCAACATATGGTATGATCAAAAAACGACACCACAAGAGGGGGCGGGGGGAGGGTGGCGCGATTTTTGGGCGGCAGTTTCGACGGATTGGTGGGGTAATTTAATTTTTGCAAATAGCCAGCCACACGGCAGGCCGAACTAACAGAAAAACGGGAGAAACGGATGGTACGAGAAATCGATCTAGCAGAACACACGGGAGTCGCGAGGGCGGAACTGCGTAACTTACGCCGGGAGGCGGTAAGCGAGAAGCATTGGCTACTGTTTGGCAAGTCAATCGTATGGACTGATGCTGGCCTGAGATGGCTGTCTGAGCGTCTTTCGGTGGATCTGGGTGACATTTTACCGGAGCAGCCTGCTGAACGCGCAGCGGTCGTTTTGAGGGCGAGAATACTGAACCCTCGATTGATCCGGGTAGTGGTTGATGGTGAGCGTGAGCCTAGCTTGGCTAATGTGGGCGATAATCGGCTTTATAAGCCGGATATGCGTGTTTTGGTACGGAAGGAGGGCAACGGGTATGTCGGGCCGAGAAGACCGAAAATGGCAGGCGACTGAGGGCGAGTATACGGGGTTTGTGCCGCACTCTGACTGGCCGACCATCGAGGAGTGTAAGCAGTTTAACCGTCGTGCGGATGCGTGGTTGCGAAAGCGTGGCGAACAGACGGGAATTGACGATTTGAAGTTTGGCAAACAATCTGATGAAGCCGGTACGGACTAGAGGCGTGAGAGAGTCGCGCACATGGGGTTACCTATACGTTCTGCGTGTAGCTCCTGACCTCATTAGTGAACACTGTACCGGCCCTTCTTTGGTTCCGCATCTGATATGAATCTGGAACCGAAGACACCTGAAGAGTTGCTGGAGACGTGCCTGCTGTGGCCGCCTAGTCGGCACCTTGGTATCACCAGAGAGTTTCTGGCTGATCAGGTTGCTGAGAATGGTCAGGAGCATGTATCTGCATGGCTGTATGACTATTTTTACAAGCGTCTGAGGCCGTCCTATCTCGACCCGTACCGGCACACGGTTATCCCTGATCATTGGAAGGATGCGGCACGCCTATTGGCCGATAATGATCGTTTGCTGATTAGCGGGGGTAACCGGAGCGGTAAAACGGCCTTCAGTGCTTGGTGGCTGATGCAGTTACTGATGGAGAAGGAAAACAGTCGCATTGCGTGTTTCAGTATGACGGCTGCGAGCAGTATCCGTGACCAGCAACCGGCGATGTTCCACATGCTGCCGATTGAGTTTAAGCACATCAAGAAGACCAAGACTACGAACATCAACTACAGCCAGAAAAACGGCTTTACCGATGGCACGTTTATTTTGCCGAACGGTTCGCAAGTGTTTTTCCTGAACTACGCCCAGCAGCCGGATATTTTGGAGGGTTTAGAGGCTGACGGGGTATGGTTTGATGAGCTGGTGCCGTACCACTGGGTGGAAACGGCAGAGTACCGTTTGATCACGAGGCGCGGCAGTCGTGGTACGGGTAAGATGTTGATCAGTGCGACCCCGGTAACCGGGTGGACGCCTGTCGTGAATGACTTTGTGGCTGGGGCGAAAATCACTCAGCAGAAGGAGGCTTCCCTGCTTCAAACCTCCCCGCCTCCCTCTGGGTGTCGCCCCGGCCACATGCCTTATATCGGTGAATGCGTAAAGGAATCCAGCGGCGTGATTTGGTTTCATTCTGAGATGAATCCGTTTCAAAGCCCTGAAGAGATGAAGCGCAGTTTATCGGGCGAAAACACGGTCACCATTAGGCTGCGTGCCTATGGTTGGTGCGAGAAGGCTACCGGCAACTGGTTTCCGAAGTTCGGCAAGGATCATGTCGTGGAGCCTGAAGATGTGCCGGCGGAGGGTACGAACTTTATGTGTGTCGATCCTGCCGGCAGCCGCAACTGGTCAGCCCTGTGGCTACGC